CATGAAGAAGGGCCTATCCGCGTTTAGCGAATGGGCAAGGCAAGAATACGAAATCAAGCACGAGAGGGTCGTTGCGGAAGCGCTGACGAAATACTGCCGCCACGACCTTGAGACCTACGCGCTCGCGCGGGCCGCACAGGACTACAAGACCGCCGACGACGCGCTGGCGAGGATGAAGAAGGCCGGACTTGAGGTGTCCGTTAAAAAGGTGGACGGCGGGTTCGACTACTCCATAACACACAAATGCGGATCGATAATCGAAACCGTAATAATCCGTAAAGACTAACTATGGAAATCCTCGCCGGCTCCCTATTGACCCCGGATACCGTCAACCCGACGGACTATCCCATCGCTGAAACGGACATCAACCTCATCACCAAGAGGGGTTGGAAGTCCCATATCCAATTAGACCAGCTCGACCTATCCCCCCACGGGAACGTGTCTTGTTTCTACTGTTCCGCCTTCAAGATAGTGGCGGACGCCTACGAACTGACCCCCGAGGAAAAGGTGAGGGCCTACCAGGCTTATAAGGACGGCTGGGCGGCCATAGTGAAGGACGGGAAGGTCATACCGGGGTTCGGAGGCAGATTGTCCGACGGTATAGACTACGCCCGCAGGGCATGGAACGCCGCCTTCCCCGACAAGAAGGTCAAGACCTACCGTGGAATTATGCCCCGCTTCGACCAGGACTCCAATCTCCACCTCCACTTCTACCGGGCCATGAACAACGGTTGGATGGTCCAGTTCGGGGGATATGTTGACTCCACGACCGAGGAAGACCTGCTGGACGGGGTTCTCAACAACGACACCGTGGGGGAAAAGAAGTACGGCCACGCCCGCAACCTGCATAGTTATTCTCCCGTCGGGATGGGCGGAGGTATCGGAAGGGTATTCGACAACTACGCCAAGTCCAACAAGGTCTGGGGCTCCTACCTTATCGACGACATCGAGACGAAGGTGGCGAATCAAGCTATCTTCCCTTCCTATTTCCTCGCTTTGCCCGCTTAGGCTACCCTGTATCCTAAAAATCGCTATCGCTCGTCCTGGCGCATCCTGGACAGAATGGCGGGCATCCTACAACGGCCACGCTGGTGCATCACGTGGTTTCCCGGAGCAATCCGGGATTTTTTCATTTCGCCTTGCAATCCGAGGGGTTATGGATATGATTGACCCGTCTCCGCTCTTTTCCGTTAGCGTCACCGCGAGAAATCGCGGCGTCACCCGCAAGGGTGGGCGTGTGTCTCAAGAAGTAAGGAGCTTGAGAGACCCGCCGACGTAAACGAGGCGAGACGCAATACTCCCCCCACGAAACTCCTTACCGTGGGGGGTTTATTCTTTGCGTAAAAATGAAATTTTCTTTACATATCGACCAAAAACGGGCGGTTGAATGGGGCATAGACATCTCGGAATGCGTTATTTTGGATCTCATCACAAAAGCCGCAGGATGGTCAATTGCATTGGTAGACGGTTCGGATGTTTACTACTGGATTTCGCATTCTAAAATCAAGGAAGAAGTACCGCTGATCGCAACAAGCGAACAAACGACAAGAAGGATACTCTCTAGGCTTCTTAAAAATGGGCTTATTGAAATACGGCAATTTGAACACAAAACAGGCTACAGGCTCACGGAAAAGGGGAGGGGATGGGATACCTCAGACAAAACCATTACAGAACAGCCGAATGCCAAAATGGCGGAGCCGAATGCCAAAATGGTAGACTATAATAGTACTATTGATAATAACACAGAAACACAGAAGCTACAGGCCGCTTCGCGTCCGGTTGTGGCTAAAAAGAAATTGGAGGCTTGGGAAGAAAAGGAGCAGATACCTGGTTGGGACTCCCTCAATTCCATTTACCAAGGATTCTTCACGGTTTGGTACGGCCTTGGGTGGAAGTTCCAGAAACGGGACGACCTTGAGGACTACAAAAAGCGAATCAAGGCGAGCCTTATCAAATCCGGTCTTGCCGATACGACTTCGCAAGGCACCGTCGCTCCGCACGCTACGCTTATCGAGGTTGAATTGATGCGGTTCCGTGACCATTGGAGGGACGAAAACATAAAATTGCCAATGAAGGCTTGGGAGACATGGACGAACAATATGGCGAAGTTCCGCGAAAAACGCTAACCTTACGAAAATGTACGAAAATCACGTAAAGATCGCGGCACAGATGGTCGGATGGTCGGATTTCCGAACCAATTACGACATCGACGCAACCGCCTTCGGCCCGTTTTCAAGCGTTATCGGATACTTGCTTTCCGTCCGTGACGGCTCCGTTCTTCCCTCCAAGGTCCAGGAACACGCCCCGCAAGACTTCCGGGACATCCTGAACGCCATGAGCGACTACGACTGGACTCACGATGACTTCACCGAGGCCATCCGCGACGCATATGCCTTCGATTTCTCACACTCCAAGGGTACGAGTTCCCAAAAGTACGCAAAACTAGCGGAACGGAACGCCAGGCTGTCCAAGTCAAATTCCGGAAACGACCCGTTCGAGCTTCTTTCGGAGGAACAGGAAGCGGTATCGAAAGGTGAGCGGGAGGTATACCCATCCCAGTTCCACCATCTCAACGGGCATATCGATGGCGGGTTTGAAAGGGGAAGGGTCGTGACAATCGGGGCTTTCTCAAACGTCGGTAAGTCTTCGCTGACGTACTCGCTGCTCACGCACGCCCTGAAGCAGGGGAAGAAGTGCCTTTTCGTCTCGTTGGAGGTTGAATCTAAGGTCGTGCTTCGGTTTGTGACCAGGTGCTACCTGAACAAGACGGACTCACAAGTGCGCTCCGAGGCGAATTGCCATATGGCAGTCCCGAGGGATTTGCTTCGGATCGTGGATGACAAGTACGATTTCGCGTCCGTAGCTTCCGCGATACGCGACTTCAAACCTGATTTCGTATTCCTGGATTTCGTCCAGAACCTAAGGAACGGTACGGGGAGCGAATACGAGGTGATGACGCGCAACGCCTCCATGCTTCAAGAACTCGCAAAGACCGAGAACATCGTCCTGTTCGTAGTGTCACAAGTCAACAACGACTCCCGGTTCAAGGACGGTGAGGCAGTTACCCTGAAGGGTTCCGGAGCGCTATTCCACTCTTCAGACCTTATCCTTACCCTTCACAGGGATCAAAACGCAGGAATCAACATGACCATAGCCAAGAACAAGGTAGGACCGGCGATGCGAAAGTTCGCAATGGACGTCGATTTCGCAAGGGTCCAATGGAAATGCAAGGGGGAAATAACCGAAAACTTCTAAATATGACCGACTTTCTCGCCCGTGGCGTCAGCCTCCGTCTCGCATATATGGGGTTCAAGAAGGAATACCTGGGAAACCACGGAAAAATAGAAAAAGAATTGCTGGGCAGGGACTTCAAGGACACGGCTGAAGTCCACAGGTACGCCGAGACGCTCAAGTAACAAATCATTTGACACGGTGAGATTCCTGGATAATATACCCCCGCACCTAACCAACCCAGCATGAAGATTTACGCCGCACTCGCCAAGTTCGCCAAGGAGTGTCCCGCGATCGCCAAGGACTCCGAGAACCCGCACTTCCGTTCCAAGTACGCATCCCTCTCCGCCATCCAGTCAGCCATCAAGGCCCCGCTGGAAAAGGCGGGCATCGTCCTCGTCCACTCCGTCACGGTCGATAGCGTCACCAGCACCGCGTTCTGCGTAGAGGACGGCACATCCGTCTCGTCCACCTTCCCCTTCTCCGTCGGGAAGCCCCAGGAGAACGGTTCCGCCGTCACCTACGCCAAGCGTTACAACACCGCCGCCCTGTTCAACCTGGACACCGACGCCGACGACGACGGGAACGAGGCCACAAAGAACGAGGCGAAGCCAAAGGCGGCCCATAAGCCAGACTTGGCCAAGGCCGAATACACCGGAACCCACGTCTGCACCAAGTGCAAGAAGGATGTAGTCGGCCCCGACCTGTTCACGGGAAAGTACGGAGAATGCTTCAAGTGCCCCCATTGTTCCCAGTACAGCAAGCCGAACCCCAAGAAGGAACCCACGGCTCACGCCAATGACAGGGGCGTCCCCACGGAGCAGGACATTAGCGAACTACCCTTTTAACCCACAACCATGAAGCACCTCCAAATCAAATCCGTCTCCCACAAGCCCGCCAAGGGGGAGTTCATCGTCAAGTTCGTAGTGAAGGCGGAGGACATCGCCCAAGACGAGCTTGCTGTCCTTTGCGCCGGTGAGAACGACGGGACGGGAGTTAGTGCCACGTTCACCGTCGATCAGTAGGCAATAATAATCCAACCCCTATGGACAAGAAGCTGTTTTACGCTATGGCCGCCACGATCGTAGCCCTCTTGGTAGCCGTCATAGCCGAAGAAATCCGCTGGAACTCCATCGAGCCGGTGACGGGCCAATACTACAATCTCAAGAAAGGGTGGGACGACAAGACCAAGCGCATGAACGCCATCATCCACCAGTCCAACGGTACGGTCGAATCCGATTCCTAAACCGCAAAATGAATAAGCGACCATTTAGGATATTTTCCAACATGTTCGTGGCTTTCGGAGTCGTTGCGATGCTGAATTCGCTTGCCATGCTCGTCCACTGGATTTGGTCAGATTTCCCATCACTTGCGTTGGTATTGATGATTGTGTGTTCCGTCGTACTTGGGGCATTCACTCCGACCGGAGACGACGATGAAAAGGTAAAAAAATCCGATTCCTAATATCCTACACATGAAGGTGCTAATGTTTATCGCCCTCGCATCGGTATGCTCGCTTTCTTGGATAGTCTGCTCGCTTGCTAATAATGTACGGGAGTTCAATTCCGCGTACACCGAAAGGCTTTCCACGGTCATGCGCGAAGCTAACGAGATGAAAACGCGCACGTCACGGAACGAATCCTGTACTGACATCGCTGTTTCCCACTTGTCAAAATCGTCACATAAGGAACTGACATATGCGCTAAATAAGGCAAGCATATACGGATACGAAAAACTTGTCCCAAGTTATTACGGAGGGTTTAACGCAGTAATCAAAAAGAAGAATGAATTTGAAGGGGAGTACGAAGAGTGCGTATTCTGGGCAAAGATAGACGCATTCGGAAACCTGGACATACAGAAGTGCAAGAAAGACATCAACTCTGATTTCTAAGCTACGCCATGACCCCCCAAAAGCTCGGACTGTTCCTCGTCCTGTTGGCCCTGTCGGCTTTCGTAGGGTTCTATCTCGCTGTGAACAAGGCCCACGCCTCAACCGAAGCCACCCCCAGGGACTACCAGCGTCTCAACGCCTGCGCCAACGCCCTATTGGTCTACGGTAAGGAGCCGGAAAAGAACCAGGAGGCCCGCGCCATCGAGTGCGCGGCGATCTCCAAGGCCGTCTCCCACATCGAATCCGCAAAGGGTACCAGCGTATACGCCAAGACCCGCCGGAACTTGTACGGCATCCGGTACTGGGATAAGAAGGGAAACCCGCACATCAAGACCTACAAGACCTACATGGCGGCCCACGAGGACTTCGCCCGTATCTACTTCACCTGGTATGAGGGATTAAGCCACAAGAAACTTGCAGCCCGTTGGACGGGAGAACCGCATATCGTCAAGGCGTACACGGCCCACCTGAACAAGTGGGTTCCGGAATACCGAAAGCTCTATAATTCCATAACCCGCTAACCCATGCGTAAATTCAAGGTGGTAAGGAAGTGGCCCGGAGGCCCAGGCGTAGGAGCTATCGGAGAGATGGGAATTGAAAACGTGGCGTTTGAGAAAAGCTCAAACTATGGACGCTGGCACGCACTGTCGGAGCTTGAGGGCTTCGTAGAGGAAATCAAGGATCCGGAACGTTTTTGGATTGTCAGCATCGCTGGTGAAGTTAGCGAAACAGGTTGGAGCGGTGTTCCTTCATATCTCCGCTTCAGGACTAAGGAATCCGCCGAGAAGTTCCGGGACGCGCTCAAGGACACGCACGGGGCTGAGCCGAAGTTCGTCAAAGTCGTCGCAATGTGCGACGCCCTCAATAACCGCGTAACCAACTAACCCATGCCCAAGAAACCGTTGAAGACCGAGCGCGTCAGTCTTTCCGAAATCTTCCCGTGGCTCAAAAAAGAGACGGACAAGGAATATAAGGCCCGCATGAAGAAGCGGGACGCGCTGAGGAAGAAGCATCCACGGGCTAATTCAAAGGCGTGGGTGAGGGAATACTGCTATCCTGACAGCATCTCTTACGAAGGAGATGACATGATTGCTACGAACTTCTTAACGTTCATCGACTCCGCCGACCTCGATAAAGTCCAGCGCAAGGCTTACGAGAAATGGCTCATCGGCCAGACACGACCAGTAATCCCAGGCGTGGAGTCCGCAAGCTATTTTTCGGACTACCACCGCTTTTACGAAGCCTTCATCGAAGGCCGCATCGCTACCATTAACGACTAAACATGAAAACGCGCTTTCGGCCCACGCTCCGCCAGTTCCGCATCCAGGAAGCAATCTCCCTTGCCGCGACGCTCTACGGGCAGAAACTGTTTAAGGAATGGAAGAAGTCCGCACGCCTCAACTGGTTCCTGCTGGCACTAGCTGCCGCCTACGCCTTCAAGGACGTTTATCAATACATTACGTTCTAATGAAGCCCTGCCGCGTCTGCCGACAGAACCCCCGCCAACCCGGCCTCGCCCTCTGCAAGCCCTGCGCCTCCGCCAAGAAGAAGGAGAAGGAGCGTATTAGGAAGCTCAAGGCGGCCCAGCGGAAGGAAAAGGAGCGCCAGAAGCCGTCCCAAGAAAAGGCCGACGCACTGTTCCAAATGTATATCAGGCGCAGGGACTTCGGTGAATCCGGCGGAAGGTGCTTCATCTGCGGGGAATATACCCCATTCAAGGGAAGCCAGCCGATGCACTTCATATCCAGATCCTGCCAACAGCTCCGTTGGGACGAGGGAAACTGCTTCGGGGGGTGCGCCGTATGCAACGTCTACAAGAAAGGCAACTACCCCGCCTACACACTTGAAATGCAAAGGAAGTTCGGGGTCGAGAAGGTTGCGGAAATGGTGGCGACAAAGTGGCAAACCGACGGTCGCCCCGCCGCTATCCGCCAAATGGAGGCCATCGAGAAGTACGAAAGGCTGCTTAAGGAAATGGGCCGTGATTCAAACTGGAAATCAAAGACGTTTGGCGAGAAGACACAAGCTATCTAAGAAATGCCTTAGGTGCGGAAAGATTGGGCGGCCAAACATCCGCCCCTTCTTTTGCATCGAATGCGCCACGGTTGGCTTACTGAAGCCAAGGAAAGAAAAGGTATAAAAACATTTGACGCGGGTACTGTTCTGGATAAGATGGTACCTGTGAGCCGGGCACATTTCCCGGAATGTCCAAAACATTATGAGCGAACTCGCCACGGAACTTGCGGAACAGCGTTTGAAAGAAATGGGGCTTCACCAGGAATACAACGACTACTCGATAAAGTACCGTGAACTGGCAAAGGAATTCAAGGAGGCCCTGTTCGACGAGGAGGTGGCTTGCGAGGAAAACATGAAGCATCCCAACGAAACGAACCGCGACATCCTTGCGGAACGGCACGACTGGGTGAACAAGACCCGTAAGCGGTTCTTCGCCCATCGCGACGCGGCTCCGGCGCTCATCAACAGGTCCGTCCGTACAATCGACCCCAACGACCAGCTCCCGGAGGCTTCCGACGACCGCTCGACCGAGGAAAGGAACCAGGAACGCTTCGACCAGTGGGGGAACTAACCATTCCCCACCATGAAAACCAACCGTGCCGTTTACATAGCCCTCTCCGGCAACACAACCCCATCCTGGTCGGCGTTGAGGGAAGCGGAGCGCAAAGGATACCTGTCCGACGCAATCCACCTCCGAAGGCTTACGAGCGAAGCGGTAAACATCATCACCGAACCATGCGTATATTTCTCACCGATCACGCCCAAGCCAGAGCGAAGGAGCGCGTAATCTCCCCATCACTTGCAAAGGGTTTGTTCTCCAAGGCCCTACACGACCTAAAGAAAGGCAAGCGTGGTGTAAAGAGCCATGAAACCCACGGCGAGAGCAAGCTGGTGTGGAATGGTTGGCAGTTCGTTTACGACAAGACCAAGTGGACGGACAAGAACGGCACTCTTTGCGAAGGCGTCACGCTGATAACCGTCTACCCCACGCACAGTTTTCACAATAAGAAACTTAACCTCAAGTAGCCATGACACAATCCGAAAATGTTACCGCGCAGGACATACGTTCCTGTTTCCGGTTCATTGACACCCCATACTGCCAATTTGGCCAGGGTGGAGAGCATACTGATATTAATGAGACGGTCGATAACTTGGCGCAGCTCATCTCCCGCGTCCGCCAAGAGGCCAAGGAAGAGGCTATGGGCGCCAACGCGCTCGGCCACGTATGCGCCGACGAGCTTGGGAGGCTGTTGTCCTGGATTCCGAGCAAGTTGGACTACGGCGACTTCATCCAGGCTTCCAATTACAAACGGGCGAGCGAGGCGTATATGAACTACCTTGCGAAATCCACCATTAACGCTTAATCATGACGCTTGTAGATACCACCAACGCTTACGCCGTTCTCGGCGACAAGGTGTATAGGCTCAAGGACTTGCAATTCGGCCTGGACAACGAACGACAGCAGCTCGTCTACAAGTTCGAGCAGCGCGGATTGCCGTTGCCCGGCGAAGATTTCGGAAGCCCGTGGCGGTTCGTATGCGAGCTGGAAGAAATTAAACCAAACCAAAACTAACATGCTTTCCCAGTTAAAACCATACCCAACATTTTCGGAATTCCAGGACAACCAATTCCAGATCGGTTTCGTCGAGGCTTTGCGCCGAGTCGTCTGGATAGCGCAGGAGGCGGAGTCTATGGGCGCGACGGACGAACAAATATCCTCTCGCTGCCAGGATTATGTACTCAGCGCCTTGCATAGGTACGAACCAGGGCACGACAAATCGCCTAACTCTTTTTAATCATGAACACGTCCCCTGAATCCATCCAGCAGCTCGAAGGGCAGTCCTACGATTATGGCTTCCGCGCCGGGCGGCTACAAGGTCTTATGGAAATGAACGTCGCCTGGATGTCGCGTCACGCCGATGAAATGGAATCCGTCGAAAGGCTCCGCCAAGAATACTACAAACCCAACTAAGCCATGCCCACCCACGAGAAAGACGAGGAACTGAGGTTCGTCAAAGAAGTTTGGGACAAAAATAAGGTTTGGGACGAAAAAAATAAATGCTGGTCAATGGGTACCTTCTTTTTCCAAGAAGTAGCCGCTCCCGAAATCGCCGCCTTCGCCACCAAGATTGCCTTCCAAGAAGGCCGCCTACAAGGCTTAAAGGAAATGGACGAGGCGTACCGCACAGAACCGTCCTGGAAACCCCCGACGGTCTTGAAGCTCCGCCAAGAATACTTGCAATCCACTAAGTAACGACTATGAATAAAATACTCAACCTAAAAGAATTTATTTCAGTCCTTGATTCGGTAAGCAATAAGAACCTCCCATTGTTTTTCGACGTCGGTGACGGCGTATACCCGACTGGATTTTCTTCCTGGCGTGGCAATTATGGGCTTCTCGCTATCGTACCAAGCGTACCTAACGGTGGATGTTCTAATTTCTATCAAAATAGGCATGACGCGGAAGAATATAAAAATGGGTTTTCCTCCGCATTGCCAGAGAATACGGTTCGTTCCTTTATTGAGATTGGTAGGAATATAACCGGTAAATGGATGGTCGGATGGAAGGGGGGCGAATACCAAGTGGACGATTCCGATGAATTATACGTCTCAGCAATCGGTAAATGCGACGGTATCGAAACAGGAAAAGAGGTTGAAGGAGATTGGAGCTTCCAGCAAATTATTGGAATTGAAGAACTGGAAGGAGTTGTTGTGATTAAGACTGTTTACCATAACAAGTTGTAGCCAAGATATGCCAAGAATACCAGCAAAATAACTAACCCTGTCTTTATGATGAACAAGCCCGACCGCCGACAGTCCACCAGAATCATGCTGATGTTGAAAAAGAACCCAATCTGGGGAACTAATGAGCGTACTGCCGCCATGCGCGTAGGGGGATTGGCTTCCTCCGCAGGACGCCGCATGAGGGAGATGGTCAAGAAGGGATTGGTTGAGACCTGCCGTTACCGGGTGGAATACATCCCCACCAAGAAGCTGTTGAACATGGACGACAAGAAGATCGCCAAGCTCAAGCTAAGCTAACCATATGCTCAACAAGAAAAACATCTTGAAGGTGGCGGACAAGCTCGCAAGGATGTCCGTCCTACATAACCGCGCGGCTTGGAGGCTGTACGCTTCCCCAAAAACCCACGAAATCCGCGAGGAAGAGAACATCATGATTAAGTCCGCCCGTTGTGACGCCGGGGCGCAGATGCTCGCACGGATGGCTCATGATTAAAGTTTGACGCCGCACAGTACGCGAGTATACTACCGACATGCAAATCCTATACGCGAAATCCTCCCTCACGGGAGTAAACGGTACCCGACAGAACGCCCACACCTCCGCCAAGAGGGGCAACTTCGTAAAAGTCGTTGTCGAGGGCGGGATTCAATTCAGGACGGGGGAGGGCAAATACTCCAAGAAAATCCCGGCTTCCTCCCCCGTGTGCTGGGTTCCCATCGACCAAGTTCTTTCCATCAAAGACCTCCGCAGGCCCCGTGGGCGACCCTTGAAGGTCACGGAGGTGGCCGGTAATCGTGTGATCGAATCGGAAGTAAGCGTCGCCAATGGATAAGAAGAAGGCCATAGACGCATTGTTGGAGAAGCTCAAGACCTGCAATCCCCACGAGGTGGCGGCGATCATGGAACTGATTAAGGAAATCCGTGAGAGGGAATAGGTAACGGACAAGTCCAGGAGCGGGTTACCGTGGAAAGAAAAGAAAAGATATAAAAATAGTTGACACGGAATAAGTTAATGCTAAGCTGTTCTTGTCAACGGGGCTTACCCGATCGACATAATCCATCCAGCATATGACCGCCTCCGCCACGTTCCGCGCTCCCGTCACCGTCCCCACGCTCACCCTTGAACAAGCCAGCGTCGTCGAGAACGCCGCTCACCGCCTCTCCGTAAGCTTGAGCTGCGCCGAAGGCAACGCTTTCCCGACCGGAACGTTCGGTGACTGGGACCTGTTCGTGGACGACAACTCTAGGAACCCGGACTTCGAGGTTGTAGAGGACGACGGTTCCCTGCACATGAACTTCGGCCACTTCCGCCTGTGCTGCAACCTTGACCAGGACTCCGGCCGTTCCGAACAGCGCACCGTCCAGGAACGCTTTGCCAGCGTCGGTCGCCGCTTCTTCGAGACCCACGCTTCCCAGTTTGAAGCCCTGCTCCCCGCCTAACTCCCAGCCCTGGGGATTCCAGGGCGTAACCTACCGAACCATGAACGAAGCCTTGAACCTCGAATACGTCCGCGCCTTCTGCGAAGCCCGCAACGAAGGGAAGACGCGAGAACAAGCCGCCGGAATCGCCCACGAAAAGACCCAAGAGTACCGCATAGCCCTGCTGGATTTGATCGACTCCCGCTACTAACCCCCGCCACCATGCAAGACCTCCTTGGCAAAATCCTGAAAATCGGAACCCTATCCGACGATGAGGCGCGGGAACTGTCAAAGCGCCTTGGAAATATCCAGAGACTGGAAAGGCAGCAGGCGGCGCTTGGCATTCTGATAAACGCCGCGGAAAAGCACGAACGCCGCCAGGGACGTAAAAAGCACGAAAGCGGAAACGATTTTTGGACGGGGCTATTCTACGCGGCGCAAAATGGCGACGCCGCGGAGATCCACTCACTCGCCGCCAGGTACGCCGCCATCCCGAACGCCAAAGAAGGCGAGACCGCCGCGTTGGAACTGCTCGCGGCTTACGCTTCCTAACCACTGGATGCCCCGCGTTGCCATTCTTTGCCCACTTCCTGCGATTTTAGATGGTATCAGGCTATCATGGTAGCTAAATACTCCAATAACAGTAAATAACCAAAATAATATGCGTTTCGCCCTCGGACTCGTCGCTCTCTCCATCGCTTGGATCGTCGCCATGTGCGTATTCCCCACGCTCACGATATTCATCACGCTCTTGGTCGTCGCAGGCGCTTGTTTCGGAGATAGGTAAAAAAGTTTTGACTTATTGGCCGAAGTGTGGATGATGGGCGTGCAACCCGTCGAGAGACGATTGCCGCCGCCCAACATCATCCGAAAAGCCTTTTCGCGAGGCTCCATCTTTAATCGGATGGGGATGGTGCCCGGCGAAAGGGCTTTTTCTTTGCCCGAGTCCTAAAAGCCTGAATCGACAGGTAGCACCCCACCGGGTTTGTCACGGTTCCTAGGTGGTAACATGGGGGAGCGCAACGTTCCGGGGATTCCGTGGGGGCTGAAACTCCGATATACGGGCAGCATCATGGCCAACGTCCAGAGGCCGCAAGCATCGCCAAGAGCGACGCCAGAACTACTGACCCAGTACCTAGGCAAATAGCCAGGGAAGAAAACAACGACTCTCACAAGGGGGTAGGGGGATTGTTGGGGCTTCCACCCGCTCAACCGGGCAGCATTAGCAAAGACATGATAACCAGGAAAGACAAGGAGAAGTTCGCAAGCGATTTGCGCAAGTTCCCGACTTACTGCGAGGCGAGGTTGGCGAAATCGCTGAAAGCCGAGGGCGTAAGTTTCGATTTCAACCCGATAATCTACGGATTCATCCCGGATTTCTATTTCCCGAAGGCCAGGCTCGTAGTTGAGGTGGACGGGAGCGTGCATGATCTCGCAAGCGTCCAGGAAAACGACAAGAAAAAAGACTCGGTATTCCAGCAGGGCGGGCTTTTGGTGAGGCGGTACACAAACGAGCGCGTATTGAACGACTTAGGCGAGGTCATAAAGGAAATATGCGGAATCATCGGACACAAGAGGGTCCTTAAAAAGCCGAAAGGCAACAAACGCAAGAAAAACAAGAACGGACACGGAAAGCGCGGGTGGTCGTCTTATCAGTTGGATCCTGTCCGCCGCTTCAATCCCGGTCCGAATAGGACGCTCTACCAACCACCAGCACAAACAAAGAGGGAAAGCTTCAAGATGAGGATTAAGTCAAGGGCTTAGCATGGACAAGGAATCCTGGAAAGAGAGATGGACGAAGCCGAAGGCGAAATCCCCCACGGTGGAACCCCTGGAACACGGGGGATACGTGCTTGGAGAGGCGTTGGCGCAGAGATCCACCGAACTCATCAAGGAGGCTTACGCGAAAGAACTCACGCAAACAAATTTGGAAAACTTGGCGCGAGGAATATAATTGGCACGGATAAAAACAACTATGCCAGCAGGACGACCTTTGAAGTACGAGGACAAGGAGAAGCTCAAGGGGGACATCGACGAATACTTCAAGCTCCCGAAGGACGAGTGGACGATCACCGGCCTCGCGCTGCACCTTGACACGAGCAGGGAGACCTTGCAAAACTACAAGGAGCGACCGGAATTTTTTGACATAGTAAAGCGCGCCGTGGAAATGGTCGAGCATTCCTACGAGACCGACGCCAAGAAGAAAGGGCACGCCGGAACGATCTTCGTCTTGAAGAACATGGGCTGGAAGGACAAGCAGGAGGTTGAGAACAGCGGAGACCAGTCGTTGACCGTCAAGTGGCAGGAATAAATGCCCACCGTCACGATCCCATACAAGCCACGGGACTGGCAAAGGAAAGTCCACGAGAAGCGCGGCAAGCGTTCCGTGGTCGTCTGCCACCGCAGAGCGGGAAAGACGAACATGGCCATCAACGAGCTTATCAAGAGCGCGTTCCTGGAAAAGGGAGCGCGTTTCGCGTACATCGCCCCGACCTACAAGCAGGCCAAGATAATAGCCTGGGACATCCTCAAGACCTACATAAGGGCGGTTCCTGGGGTTACCCTCAACGAATCGGAACTGCGCGCTGACTTGCCCAACGGCTCACGTATCACGCTCTACGGTTCCGACAGGCCAGACAGCTTAAGAGGAATAGCTTTGTGGGGCGTTGCCTTCGACGAGTACAGCCAGCAGAAAAGCAACATATTCACTGAAATCGTTCGTCCAGCCCTCGCTGACCATCAGGGATGGGCTATGTGGATCGGTACCCCCAAGGGCCAAAACAGCTTCTGGGAGCTTTACAAGTACGCGCAGAAAACCGAAGGGTGGCACCACCTGCTCCTGAAGGCCAGCGAGACGGGATTGATAGCCGAAAGCGAACTGGAAGACGCCAAGAGGGAAATGTCCCGCGACGAATACGACCAGGAATTCGAGTGTTCCTTCACCGCCTCCATCAAGGGGGCGATCTACGGCGACGAGATTAGCCTTATGCACGAGGAAGGCCGGGTACAGGCCGGGATTTGGGACAAGAACCTTCCCGTCCACACGTTTTGGGACTTGGGAGTGTCGGATTACACCTCAATCGTCCTGGCGCAGATTTACGGGGGAGAAGTGCGGGTCATCGACTTCATCCAGGACAACGGCAAGGCGTTCGACTTCTACGCCAACGCCCTCCTGTCAAAGAAGTACCGCTACGAAGCGCACTACCTTCCCCACGACGCCAGGGCCAGGTCATTGCAGACCGGGGCCACTTTGGAGGAACTTGCCAGAAAGGCGCTTGGCGATAACGTCAGGATCGTCCCGAACGTAGGCATCCAGCACGGCATCAACAACGCCCGGCAGATGTTCTCCAACTGCTTCTTCGACGAGAAGAACACGGAGGAACTTAGGAACTGCCTGTCAAATTACCGCAAGGAATGGGACGACAAGAACGGGCAGTTCAAGGACGACCCCCTGCATGACTGGTCTTCCCACGCCGCGGACGCTTTCAGGTACTTGGCAGTGGTATACAACAGGCTTACCGACACGAGAAGGGAATCCGTCCAGACGCAGGACTATTCCGCCTTGCTTTAAACAAGCGAGAGAGTATATTTTATCAGAAAGTCAAAACAATCATGGAAAACTACGCGCTTCCTCCCATCCCCGGAGAGAAAAAGCAGGACAAGGCATACGATTCCGTCCTTGACGCGGTAAACAAGGAAATCCTCTACGGCTTGGAGTCCGACAGCGCCAAGCGCGACATTTTCCGCCGCAGGTTGAAGAAATACATCGAGCCGGACAAGGACAAGGACAAGGTTTCCGTGAACACGATCTACGCCATGATGCAGCTGCACTTGGCGATCTGCACGTCCGACGAGCTTACGGCGACCTTCAAGCCCCGCGGAATCGGTGACGAGGAATACGCGGAGAACCTGAACAACCTCGCCGCGTTCGACCGCGACGAGATGGGTATTGACCAAATCGACTACCAGCACCACTGGGATAGGGGTTTCTTCGGGGCCTCCGTGCGCGTCCTGGACCACTACGACGACGAGACGAATACGCCGGTCTATTGCATCAAGGACCCGCTTTCGTGGATCCCGGACCCGATGGGCAACCATATCGACAAGCCCCGGTTCCACTACTTCGAGGAGTTCATGCCGGAGTCCGCCATGACGGAGGAATACGGCTTTTATCCGGACGCCATTGAGAAAATCGAGGCCACGAGGGGCGAACTTACCGACGACCAGCAGCGCACGCGCTCCGAGTTCTACGCCAAGCAGGGCATCGTGGACGCAAAGGACGACACGCCGAACGGATACTTCCCGGTCATCAACGGCTATACGGAAATCGAGGGGAAGAAATATGTCGTCACCGTCTCCCGCGACGGCCTTTGCCTCCTTCGCAAGCAGGAAATCAAGGCCAACGAGGACGGCACGCAGGAGTTCCCGGTGGTCATCTCCTGGGTCTCCCCGCTCCGGGGCGACCCGCGCGGCGTCTCCATCCCCGACCTTGTTGAGGACAAGCAGACCGCCGAGTCCATGCTCCTGAACCTGCGCCTCATCGACGCCAAGTTCTCCACGCTCGGGCAGAACTTCCTGTACGACGCCCGCGCCATCAAGAACGCCAACGAGCTGAAGGCCCCGTCCACGAACCCCAAGTGGATTGGAATCAATCCTGACGCCGGCGTCCCGGTCTCCGCCGCGATCTACCCAGTCCCGCGCCAGGCCATCTCCGCTGACAGCTACAACGTCTCCGGCGAGCTTCGCAACCAGTACCAACTGGACACGGGCTTCTCCCCGAACTCCCTTGGGGTTCCCGGCGACAAGTCCATGACTCTTGGCGAGGCCCAGCAAATCCAATCCAACGCCAACCTCCGCTTGGGACTCAACGTCCAGGTGGCCTCTTGGTCCGAAAAGAAGTTCTGGCGCCTGTGGTACGAGTGCTACAAGTCCAACTTCAAGAGCGCAAAGGGCAAGATCATCCGCGTGGTCACGACCTTCGGGACGAACGTGGTCAATATCCGCCCGGACGACCTCAAGTGCGCCACCGACCCGGACATCTACGTGGAGTTCAAGTCCAAGGCCAAGGCCCTCAACGAGCAGGAAAAGGCGGGCTTCATGGCCACGCTCCCGCTGCTGCTCCAGGACCCCAACACGCCCAAGATTTCAAAGAAGTTCGCGCTCCGCAAGTCCATGCGTCTCAACGGCATGAAGCGCGACGAGGTGTACGCCCAAGTGCCGAAGGACGGGGACGAACTGAACGCCGACAACGCCGTCCAGCTCATCAACCGCGAGCAGTTCCCCGCCTCCCTGTTCGACGGGGAGCGCAAGGACTGGATGACGTACATGGTCGTTATCCAATCGGCCATCGACAACCCCGTGAAGTTCGCCACGCTTGAGAAGATAAAGAACATCATCATCCTGGAAGGAGAGGCCCAGCAGCAAACCGGGATGGGGATGGAAGGCGTGGCCAATTCCGCCGCTTCCCAGCTCATAGGCTCCCAAATCTCCAAGGGGAACAAGCAGGAAATCACGACGGCGCAGGCCGGAAACCAACCGCAATAGTTCTTAACCTATCTAAACAATGGCTGACGTTCGCAAGGATCTCATCGACAAGGAATTGGTCGATGCGGAAATCATGAAGCACAAGAAGAATTACCTCGACATGCTGGTCTCCCAGTTCACGACGCCCTTCATGAAGGCGGCTTGCGTGAAGGCCAAGGATGAGGCCGTATTCTCCGGCGACAAGGAGCGTGCCAAGGGCCTTGAGCATACCATCTCCGTCCACGACAAGAACATGGAGGCGTTCACGGAGGCCCAGGAACTATCCGTCAAGACCGTCGAATACCTCGAAACCCTTAAGGCTTAATCATGGCAAACGCTTTCAATCAGGAGACCCAGGCGGTCATCAACAGCATCGCGGGGGTAAAGACGCCCGAGACGGCGGTTTGCGAATACTTCGGCGTCCAAGTCTCCGACCTCGGCAAGACCGTCAAGCTCAAGCGGGCCGGAGTGCGCTGGTATCCCAAGCTGGCGACGATGGGCGTCTCCCTTGACGCTTTCAAGGCGATGTTCGCGGACACTTTGGAGTTAGACGAAAACGGTAACCCACTATCCGATGGAAAAATTGACAAGGGAGCAGGTGAAGGCGTGGATTCTGGAAATGGTGCGGACGCCGGGGTGGAAGCTCCTGTCCGAAAGCTTGAACGCCGAAAGAAAGGAAGTGCTGAAGAAGTGCCTGGAACCCAGCCCGACGCTAAATAAGCACGAATACACGGGAAGGGACGTGCTTTTGGCCCAAGTGAAAGCCGTCCAGGCCCTGCTCGATTCCCCCCAAGACATGCTTACCTCCTGGGGCTGCGAAAACATAGAGCTAAAGATCGACATATAGACGGGTTGCCCCCCGTCCCCGGTTCCCAGAAAGTCGTACAATGGGAATCGAGGATGGCGGGCACGCCATACTTAGCCGGGGACGGCATAACAATCCACCCATGCCAGACATGGAAAATAGCCAGCTTGACGAGGCCATCCGCAAGGAAATGGGCCTCTCGGGCAAGGAGGGCACAAACTCCGAAACGGAAGCGACCGCCGAGAAGGAAGAACCCGCAGACGCGCGGGCCGATGAACCCGCCAAGGAGGAAAAGGAGGCATCCGAACCCGCCGAGGCCGAGGGAAACAAGGAAAAGCGCCGTGGGAACGTTCCGAAGATCCTTCGTGAACGGAACGAACTGCGCCGCAAGGTCCAAGACCTGGAAAACCAGCTCAAGGAACGAGCGGAAACGTCCTCCGACGAAGCGCCCGAGCAGAACGTGGACCTGGATTCCAGAATCCGGGAAATCATGCAAGCCGAGCGCGAAGCCGCCGCGACGAAAGAGTTTTTCGAGTCCAACAGCGACGCCAAGGCCCAAAAGAAGGCCATTGAGTCGCTCATGGACGACCACGGGCTGCAGGTCCGTGACGCCTGGCTCCTATACCAGGCCAAGAACGACCCGAAATCCCTGACGAAAAACCAAACGAAGGCCACCTCTTCCCCTTCCGTGCCCAATTTCGGCAATCGGAAAGATAAGACCGTCGCCTCAATGAAGGTCGATGACATCGAAGCCGAATTGCGAAACCAGTACAAGAGGGGGGAACTCTCTATTTAATACCCCTTAGATCATGCCGACCGTTAACCAAGGCAACGTCGCCTCTTCCGGCACGCTGCTGCAGAACTACCTCTTCAAGAAGACCCTCGATAACTTCGAG